TTTACACCCCTGCCAACATCAGGCGACTTTCGCTTAGATATTGAGAACGAGGTTCAGCAGGAATTGGTGGACAAGTATGAGAAGAAGATTACGGAGCAGATTGCCGCCGCTAACCAAGACTCTTGGACTCGACTGTACGAAGCGTTGAAGCGCCTGAGTGACCGCCTTGTGGTGACTGAGGATGGCAAGAAGAAGGTGTTCCACGACACGATGGTGACGGGTGCGCTTGAGCTGTGCGAACTGCTGACGCAGATGAACGTGACCAATGACCAGTCGTTAGAGAAAGCTCGACGTAAGCTAGAGGAGGTACTCTCTGGCGTAACCCCTAAAGAATTGCGAGAAGAAGATGGCACACGCATTACTACCAAGCAGAAAGTTGACGAAATCTTGGCCGCTTTCGATTGGGGAGTCAGTGATGGCGATCAGTAGGATAGACCATGATTTGCATAAGGCTAGGGACAACGCTAACAAGATGGAGCACCTACTGCATCAGTTGCGAATCATAGGTATCACAACAGGAGACACAGTGACGTATATCAAGCGCAAACTAGCTGACGCACAGCGACAGGTAGAAAACCATTTCGGCTACAACACAAAGGACAAGATGAACGATGAACTATACGAATTCCGATACGAAGCCCACGGCGGTGAGTACAAACTCAAATGCTGGCATGGCGGTAAGGAAGAAACCCTACACGGTGCGGTCGCTAACCAACCCGAGTGGCTCACTGGCATCGTGGATGTTGCGAAGGTTGCGGGTCATCTCAAGACACCAATCTCCCCGCCGCCCGAGGCAATCCTTTGGTTCCATACCGACAAGAATCGCACCCTCATCAACTTCATTGAACTAGCACCATGATTTACGACAACCTAACCGACTCCGAACTGCTCCGCTTTGCGGATGCCCACTACGCTGACCCGCTTATCAAAGCGTTAACAGAGAGACTTGAGATGCGCTTGCGCGACATTCACGAGCTCGAACACTTGCTAGGTCGCAAGGCACCACAGCCGCTACCTAACACCGCCCAAATGGAACTGGATATCTAATATTAGATGGAGACCTTACCATGCCAACCATCCAAGAAGAAATGAGCAAAGTATTGAACGAGTGGAACAAGCCTCAAGAGGAACCTATGACAACTAACCACCCCCTTACCAAGAACCAATTCGGCGTTACCAACAACGTCTCCCGCATCACGTTTGATTATGTGAAAGCAAACCCTGGCGTGACTGCTACCGAAGCGGCGAAGGCGCTAGGCAAAGACGGATTCAAAGCATCATCCGTCACCTCAATCATGGCGCAGATGGTGCGTAGCGGCTCTATGCGTAAAGAGAAGTTCAGATACTTCACCAAGGTAGACACGTACGAGCCAATCAAGCTGTGGAAGAAACCACGCCGTGCCGCGAAAGTGGAGAAGGTAGTTACGCCCGAAGCCCCAACGCCAAAGGCCGCGCCCGTTTCTACAACTATCACCGTAAAAGATATCGTGGAGAACATGACCATGCGTGAAGCGCGTGAACTCTACGTTGAACTCGGCAAATATTTTGGAGCATGAGATGAAACACCTCAAAGAAATCGCATTCGTTATCACGCCATACATCGTAGTGAGCGCCTTGGTGTATTTGATGGGGGCGTTCCTGTCGGCAAGCTGGAACCCCGAGTTGTGGGAGCGTACTGACCGTGCCTTCTGCATCGTCACCGCATGGGTGTTTGGTTCGATGTTGCTGATTCGCTTGACCCTCGGGAGGAAGCATGGAAGTAATTGAAAACGTAGCCCTCATGGTGCTACTCATGGCGCTTGGCATTGGTGTGCTTGGCGCTATGCTGGCAGGATTTTTATATTGGATGGAGGCACAAAGTGACTAAAGACGAAATGACTACGCTACTGCGTAGCGTGGGTGTGAACGAGAACACCGTGACTGCAATGGAGAACGCCTATGAGATGGGCTTCGAGCAGGGGGCTATGGCCGCACGAGGTATGGAGGCATTGGTAGAAGCCGCCGCAGAAGCTATCCGTAGCTTTGATGCAGGTGGAGACCCATACACAGGCCACTTTTGGGATGAATACAACGCCTTGAAGGGGATGGTATGACAATGTGGGACTTTTTACATGCGCACTTCGAGGGCATCGTGGTTACGTTCTTGATCGCGCTGTTTCTGATTGGCGTGTACAAGTTGATTTCTAAGGAGCTGTTGTGAGTTGGCCGTTCCCGCCGTACCCTGCGGTGCCGTGGACAGCTAAACAAGAGCGCGAGTACCAAGCGCAACAGCGTAAACAGCTACCCGAAAGCCCGCTATGAACTTATCAATCTTCGACCCAACCAAAGGATGCTACGTTTTGAACCCCAAAGAATTTACACCCATCATCAATGCGTTTCACCCTGACTACGTGAAGACGTACCACCCCGACCTGCTGACGGCAATCAAAGCCGAAGCAACGCAGAAGGCCAATGGCGTGACAGCAGGAACCAAAGCCAAGGCTACACGCGAGTCCGTCAACAAGGGAGCGTTCACCATCAACAAGTTCCCTAAGACCAAAGCAAAGAAGCGTGTTGACCTAGCGCCAACTGACTTCCACGTATACAGCAAAGCGGGTGCGCCCAAAGGAGCAAAGCAATGAACGAACAAGAACGTGAACTGGACTTGGCGTTGGCCGAGGCATTGCAAGAGAACCGTAAGCTACGTTCGGATAATGAACAACTTAAGGCCCTGTATGACGAGCAGTCCGCCGTAATGCGGGACATGGGCGGCGTAATGCTTGGCTACGAAGATCTAATATTAGAAATGAAACAACGAATCACAGAACTGGAAAACCAATGAGCTACCGCGAACTAGAAATCAAAGTCATCCAATGGGGTGAGGCACGAAAGATTGTGCAGAACTCAAACCCAAAGGCGCAGTGGAAGAAAACCCACGAAGAAGTCATGGAGTTGCATGACGCAATCGAGGCGGGGGATGTAGCCGCAATGAAGGATGCCTATGGTGACATCTTGGTAACGCTCATCATGGGCTGTGCTACGGCAGACATTGACCTTGTGCAATGCCTTGAGCTGGCGTACAACGAAATCAAAGACCGCAAGGGCTACCTGACCCCCGAGGGTATTTTTGTGAAGGAGGCGTGATGGGGCTATTCGACTGCCTTAAAAAGAAACCGCCCGAGAAAGAATACGAGTGGCATTGCCCGAAGCATGGGTATCAGGCGTACATCCTTCATTTTCAGTACAGCATCGACAAGCGATTGTGCTTTGCGTGTATCGGCGAGAAGTTGGTAGACGCGGGTGTATGTGAACTTATTAAGAAAGAAAAACTATGAAAGACTCCGCAGTGCTACGCCGCCTCAAGCGGCTCGGTCTAATCCTCGTGGGCAATCTTCGCAACCTCTTGTGGATTGCGTTTCCGTATCTACTGGCGGCGTTCGTTGGCTCAACCATTGGCTCAACCATCGTAGAAGAACGCATCCACAACGACTGCAAGTTCACCAACGGGTTCCGCATCGGCACCACGGGTTACATCTGCGAGATGGGGAAGTGATATGGCACACGAAGCAGGCAAGGGCGACACACAGCGCCCGACAAACCACAAGGCGTTCAGCGACAACTACGATTTGATTTGGGGCAAGAAGAATGACAAGACGACCAATCGGCCTGTCGGTACCGTACAGGAAGAAGCCGCACAACCAACCGCAGGGGAAAGTTCACATGACACTAGCCGAGTTCAATAACTACGTTAAGGCCGAACAACACGAAGCCGTTTACGAAGACAGCGAAGGCCGCGTCATTGTGGTGATTCGCATGTTGGATTTGTTTGCCTTAGTTAATGATGTGGTGCGCCGTGCGAAAGAAAAGTAAGTACCGGCCCAAGGGCGTACGCTTAGATGCTGTGAACTGGGTGTTGGCTGGCATCAAGCCATTCAACGAGATACCGTACGGCGTCACTCTGCGCATCCGTAACCACGATGCAATGGACAAGCTACGCAAAGGCGAAGCAGGCAAGGATGACATTGACATTCTGATTGGTGCGTTCAACATGTGCGAAGGGTTCATGCGCTTGCGCCCTGACCTTGGCCGTGATTGGGCATCTGAAATACGTGCTGGACAAGACGCACTTCTAGCGGTGGCTAGGAGGGGAGTTGAATCAAACCGTTTTATCCTCAAAGCCGAAGAGCTCGTTGCAATGAATCTCGTCATGGAGATTCACGATGCACAGCTTGACAACACCACCGTAAACGACATGGAGAAGGCGATGGACATTGTGAACCAAGACCACATCCACAAGAAAGCAAGACCCATCAACCCTAAGAAAGACCAAAATGAGCAAACCAAGTAAAGCCCAAAGAATCCGCGACTACATTGCAAGCCACCCCGACAAGACCGTGAAGCAAATCGCAACCACACTGCGCGTTATCCCTGCATACGTGTACAAAATTAAGAGCGAGTTGAAGCCCAAGAAACTTATCTTGAGCCGAACCCAAGTCGAGGTAGCAAACAAGTTGGGTATCTCCACGAAGGACTACGCCGAGCAAGTGTGGGCGATGACCAAAGGCCGCAAGCGCCCTGCTACTCGCGACGAAAAGATCAGCAACCCTGGCGTGTATGAAGTGCCTGTGGCTGACAAACCGATTGTCGATAAGCTCGTGGAGACCGTACGCGCCAATGCGCTCGATGTGCAGGTGGGCGGCGCGCACTACAAGAACAAACGCATTCAGCCTGTGGAGTTCAGCTATGCCAACAACTTGAACGGCCTCGAAGCATCCATCGTCAAGCGCATCACACGCTGGCGCGACAAGGACGGGTTCCAAGACCTCGAGAAAATCAAGCACGAGGTTGACCTGTTGATCGAACTTGAAACGAAATACGGCAACGTATGAGAGGCTTAATCGTCTTGTGGCTACTTGGTATCGGTGGCTACTTTCTATGGCGCTATGCAACGCCCGAAGCGCGTGTGATGGTACGTAACTTCCTGCTAACCCATGCAGTCAAGGTTGCAATCATCATCGGACTCGTGCTCGGGTTCTTCTTTAGCCAAGCCGTCATCGGCTCAACCAAACTTTTCTAACAGAGGCATCAAATGAAAAAACTTTTAATCGCTATCGCCGCTATGTGGCTGACCGCCTGCTCTCAAATCGACACAGGCAACATCGGTGTGGAATCCACACTAGGTCAGGTCAAGCATGAGACTTTGCCGCCGGGCGTGTACTTCACCATGTTCAAACGCGTGACTGAGGTATCGGCCAAGGAATTGTTGTTGTCATTCGACGACATGAACCCACAGACAAGCGACAAGATTACGCTGTCGGACTTGGACGTAGACCTCTACATTCAGATCGACGCAAGCAAAGCTGCCGACATCTTGACGCGCTGGCCCAACGACATTACTCACGAGAAGGGTGAGGACGGTGCCCGTATTGGTATGAACTACGTCAAGCGCCAAGCACGCGAGAACATATACAACACAGTTGCCAAATACGGTAGCGCCACGGTTCACACTGAGCGCACGGCAATCGCTGCTGATGTGGTTAAGAACTTGCAGTCTGATCTTGATGAGTCAGCAGGCAAGGGCTGGTTCTTTGTGCGTAGCGCCAACGTGCGTAACTTGGTGACCGACCCATCGCTGGAGAAAGCCATCAAGGAAGCGGCCAACCGACAATTCCAAATCAACGCCAAGCAAAAAGAAGTTGAACTCGCTCGTGCCGAGGCCGAACGTATGCGCGTCGAAGCGCAGGGCGTAGCTGATGCAGTTCGTATCAAAGCGTCGGCCGTATCCGCACAGGGCGGCCAGCAGTACATCGACCTCAAGGCAGTTGAGAAGTGGGACGGCAAACTACCAGCTACCATGTCGGGCAACGCCACACCGTTCATCCATGTGAAGTAATCATGGCAGCAACGCCTGAATCTAAAGTAAAGAAGAAGGTACACGCCCTGTTGAAAGAATACGGGGCGTATGCTGTGAACTACATCGGGGGCCAGTATGCAAATGCTGGTACCCCTGACATTCTCGTGTGCTACCAAGGGCACTTCCTTGGCATTGAATGTAAAGCAGGGCGTGGCAAGCTGACCATGTTGCAGTTCAAGAACCTGCGAGACATTTGCAATGCTGGCGGCGGTGCGCTTGTCATCAACGAAACCAACCTCGACTATTTGAAGGACGTGCTGGATGCCATCAAAGTTACCGGATACCCCGGATCCAATTACCACCTTTTTGAACCAAAACAAACGGAGGCCGAATGAAGACGAACTCAGAATCATTAGACGCCGAGAGCGTGACCGAGCAAACTACCAAGCCCGAATCAGACGCCTTGAATATGAGCGCGGGCGCGGAGATGCTGATATCTCGCTTGAGGACTAACCCCGAAGACTTTAAGTACGGCGGCAAGTTCTACCGCGTAGTGCAGGCGATTGAGACCGGTCAGTCGTGGGTTTCCAAACGTGACCGTGCGGCGATACGTGAGGTCTATGAAGAGGTGGTTGTTGAAGCCGATTTCAGCGAATGGGTCTATGGTGAAATCTTCAATCCGAAGGAACCCGAGCCAGTGCAGAACTTGTACGCACAGATGCAGGGGCAACGAGCACAGATGCAGAACGCTATGTTGCAGGGTACCGGTATATACAACACAGCTATTGGGAGTAGCGGCAACTTAGGCATAGGCACGGCATCCACAAGTGCCGCTCTGACCGTCAATGCAAACGCAGGCAATCCAACGTTGACTCTCGGCAACACAACGCTGACCGAGTCGATGCTAGGCCAAATCAAAAACAAGTTAGGACTTTGACATGAGCGAAGAAATTTGTGACGGCGTAAGAATCCTGTGCGAACGCATGGAGAACAACCCCGAAGACTTTATTAAGTCTGAGTTCAACCCAAGCACGATGGAGCAAACGCTTGGCAAGTTCTATTACGAGGGGCGCAACATTGAGGGGCTAGCGAAGGGGCACCCCGATGCTATTGAAGGTTATTGGCACCTGACTCAAGCCGAGCGCGATGCACTTGTGCAGTCGTACAAGAACATGATGCGCAACGAGTTCACTCGCCGCGTGGTTGAGAAACTGTTGGATGCTCCTGCGCCCGAGCAGGAGATTAGGTTTACTACGCAAGGGCGAAATGTAGGCAAGTCAATACTGACTACGGCGCAAATACAGAACGAATCTTTGCGGCTACTCAACAAGTCGTTTGAGGATGCGTACAACCACAGCGCGGATGCGCTGAAGTACAAAGCAAGTGGCCGCTATGCTACGGGGTTTGGCGGTGAGCCCCTAATCAACCCTTGGAAATAACTAATGAGCACAGTAATCACACTCGACTTTGAGACCTACTACTCCCGTGACTTCAGCTTGACGAAGTTCACAACCGAGGAGTACGTGCGGTCGCCGCAGTTCGAGACCATTGGCGTTGCCATAAAGATCGGCTCCCATAAAACGGTTTGGTACCCTAAGCATGACGTAGCTACCGTGCTCGACTCAATTGATTGGTCTGACAAGATGGTGGTGTGCCAAAACACTGCCTTCGATGGAGCGATCATGGCGTGGCGCTACGGCATCAAGCCTATGGCTTGGTTTGACATTATGGGTATGTCCCGCGCCCTGTACCCGCATGAGAAGTCACACAGCCTTGCGGCGCAAGCTGAACGTGCTGGCATCGGTCAGAAGGGTGACGAGGTGCTGAACGCATTGGGCAAACACTTTGCAGACTTCACAACCGAGGAGCTGGCACGGTACGGCGAGTACTGTATCAATGACGTTGAGCTCACCTATGCGCTGTTCAATCGCTACCTAGCGGCGGGGTTCCCACGACAAGAACTGCGACTGTTGGACTTGACCTTGCGCATGTATATCGAGCCCGTGCTTGAGCTCGACCTGCCGTTGCTTAAAACTCATCTGGAAGATGTGCGTGAGCGCAAGCTGACCTTGCTTGAGACTGTGCGCGACCAAATGCTCAAGGATGCCAACCCCGACTTCGTGCACACCATCTTCTCCGAGGGCACCGAAGGCATCAAGAAGTTGCTCATGTCCAACGAGAAGTTTGCTGAGACTCTGCGTTCGTTCGGCGTTGTGCCGCCTACCAAGGTAAGCCAAGCCACGGGCAAGACAGCCTATGCGTTCGCTAAGACTGATGACGGCATGAAGGCATTGGAAGAGCACCCTGACGACCGAGTGCAGGCGCTTGTGGCCGCACGTCTTGGCAACAAGACCACGTTGGAAGAGACCCGCACCGAGCGGTTCATTGGCATGGCAAGCCGAGGCGCGTTCCCGATTCCGTTGCGCTACTACGGCGCTCACTCAGGCCGTTGGTCTGGGCAGGACAAGGTGAACATGCAGAACCTACCCGCGCGCGGCGCAAACGCCAACAAGATCAAGAGCGCGATTCTCGCTCCCAAGGGCCACGTCATCATTGACTGTGACTCGGCGCAGATTGAAGCCCGTACGTTGGCATGGTTGGCAGGGCAGGATGACTTGGTGCAAGCGTTCGAGAACAAGGAAGACGTTTATTGCATCATGGCCTCGGCCATTTACAACCGACCCATCACCAAGGCAGACAAGACTGAGCGACAAGTTGGTAAGACCGTGATTCTCGGCGCTGGCTACGGCGTTGGGCACGTCAAGCTACGTGCGTTCTTGAAGCTGGCCGCAGGGGTGGACTACACCGAGCAGGAAGCCAAGGGCATCATCGACACGTACCGAAGCAAGTACTACAAGATTCCTGAGCTGTGGCGCAAGGCAAACGACTCACTTACTGCCATGTCTTTTGGCAACTCGATGCAGATTGACGCAGTTGGTTTGATTCACGCTACGCCCCAAGGCATCACCCTGCCAAGCGGCCTGCACATCCAATACCCCAACCTGATGAAAGTCGTCATGGACGGCAAGGAACAGTGGACGTACACATCCAAGGGCATGGCCAGCCGCGTGTATGGCGGTCTGGTGGTGGAGAACTTCTGCCAAGCCGTAGCACGTTGTGTGGTGGGGGAGCAGATGCTCCGTATCGCCAAACGCTACAAGGTAGTGCTGACCGTGCATGACGCCGTGGCCTGTATCGCACCCATCGAGGAAGCGGCAGAAGCCCAAGCCTATGTCGAGGAATGTATGTCGTGGCGACCCAAGTGGGCGCAAGGCTTGCCCTTGGCTTGTGAGTCTGGATTAGGAGCTTCTTACGGGGACTGCTAAACTCTGGCCTTCACAAACAAACAAAACTGGTTCGCACTCATGGCACTTGCACATTCCTATTCTTCGATCAAAGACTTCGAGGGTTGCCCCAAACGGTACCATGAAGTGCGTATCCTTAAATCTTTCAAACAAAGTGACACAGAAGCAACTCTATACGGCACTGCCGTACACCTCGCATGCGAGGAATTCATCCGAGACAAGAAACCATTCCCACCTCAGTTCGCGCAGTTCCAACGTTTCGTGGAGCCACTTGCAGCAATTGAAGGCGATATCTACTGCGAAGAACGCATGGCAATCCGAGCAGACTTTACGCCGTGTGGATTTTTTGATAAAGACGTATGGTTCAGGGGCATCCCTGACTTCTTAGCGGTCAACCGCGAACGTGGCATCGCCCGAGTCGCTGACTACAAAACTGGCAAGTCAAGCCGCTACGCAGACACAGCCCAACTGGAGCTGTTGGCGGCGATGATTATGGCCCACCACCCCGAGGTAAATGTCGTCAAAGGCGTCTTGCTTTTTATGGTGGTTGGGGATGTAATTAGGGCTGAATACACACGCGAACAACTGCCTGAAATCTGGTCTAAATGGGCTGGCCGCGCCAACGCTATCGAGAAGGCTGTGGAGCTCAATGTTTGGAACCCACGCAGTTCAGCTTTGTGTAAGTTCTGCCCCGTATCATCATGCCCACACAACTGAGGTAATCATGGCAACCAAGAAACGTGACTACAAAGCCGAGTACGCTAAGTACCAAGGCACCCCCGAACAAATCAAGAATCGGTCGGAGCGCAACCAAGCGCGTCGAGCGTACGAAAAAGCCCACGGCAACCTGCCAAGCAACGTGGACGTAGACCACAAGAAGGCATTGTCCAAGGGCGGTGCGCCCACCAAGCTATCTAATCTTAGAGCGGCTAGCGAGGCAGAAAACACCAGCTTCTCCCGCACCAAGACCGGTGCAATGAAGTCGCAAGTTTCCAAGCGGGAACGCAAGAAGTAATGTAAGATTCAGGCACTCAAGTTCATTGGGTGTCTCTGGTAAGGGGTTAGGCTAGGTAGTTCGCTACCTAGCTATTTTTGCCATCTGTTCAAAGTAAATCACATGCAAATCATCGAAAACAAGGCGTTGCTTTTCAACACGTCAAAGGCTTCACAAATCACAGCTCTTATCCCTAAGAGCAAGGTTCTCCCTGACGGGCAACTGCTAGTCAACTGGGACTTTGAGGAAGTGCAACTCTTGCGCAACCTCGGCATTCAAGAAGTGCCTAGCCCCATCCTCGGGCGCTACACATGGCCTGGCGTTTACACGCCGTTCGAACACCAACGAACCACAGCCGAATTCCTCACACTGCATCCACGTTGCTTCGTGTTCAACGAAGCGGGTACTGGCAAGACCAGTGCGGCGGCATGGGCGGCTGACTACCTCATGCAACAAGGCAAGGTGCATCGTGTGCTTATCGTGTGCCCTGTGTCCATCATGGAGACTGCATGGCGGGCTGACCTGTTCCGTACGGTGATGCACCGCACCGTGGCTATTGCACAAGGCACCAAGAAGCAACGGCAAGCCGTAGTGAACGGCCAGTTCGAATTCGTCATCATCAACTTTGACGGCGTGAAGGTAGTGGCCGATGAGCTTGCCAAGGGCGGGTTTGATTTAATCATCGTGGATGAGGCCAATGCCGTTAAGAGTGTGCAGACCGACCGCTGGAAATACTTGGCCAGTCTGATGAAAGCAAATACCCGCATGTGGCTGATGACAGGTACCCCTGCATCGCAGTCTCCGCTCGATGCGTATGGCTTGGCCAAGCTGGTGAACCCCGACTCAGTGCCTCGCTTCTTTGGTGCGTTCCGCGACAAGGTGATGATTAAGCTGACCCAATACAAGTGGGTACCCAAGCAAGACTCACGCGACACGGTGCACAAGATTTTGCAACCCGCCATTCGCTTCACCAAAGAGGAATGTCTTGACCTGCCGGACTTGCTTTACACCACACGCGAAGCTCCATTGACGGCACAGCAAACCAAGTACTACGAAGCGATCAAGAAGCAAATGATGACCGTGGCGGCAGGCGAAGAAATCACTGCAACCAATGCGGCGGCCATGCTCAACAAGCTCTTGCAAATCTCGCAAGGGGCCGCGTATACGGACACTAGGGAAGTCGTTGCATTCGATGTGAGCAACCGCTTGAATGAACTGGTCGATGTGATTGAGCAGACAGACCACAAGGTGTTGGTGTTCGTGCCGTTCCGTCATTCGATGGAGATGTTGCAGGATGAGCTGACCAAGAAAGGCTACACAGTCGAGTGCATCCACGGCGGCGTGGCAAGCCACCAACGCGGTGACATCATCAAACGATTCCAAACCGAAGACGACCCACGCATTTTGTTGCTTATTCCACAGGCAACGGCACACGGGATTACCCTCACACGCGCAGACCAAGTTGTTTGGTGGGGGCCAGTGGCGTCTACTGAGATTTACCTACAAGCCAACTCACGGGCACACCGCGCAGGGCAGACCAACAAGGTCACAGTGACGCACCTGCAAGGAAGCCCCGTAGAACGCCGTATGTACACCATGTTGCAGAACAAGGTGGACGCCCACTTAGACCTCGTTGAACTTTATAAACAAGAATTAGCTTGACGAGGTAATTTGACACTGTATACTTTCATCCCCCACCAACGTAAATCAAAAGGAAATCACCATGGACGCAAATGAACTCGTCAAAGTCTACGTTAAGATTCGTGACGCAAAAGCGGCAAAGACCGCTGAGATGGAAGCAGAGATTAAAGTCCTGCAAGACCAACTAGACCTCGTGGAGCAGGAGCTTCTCGAGATTTGCAAAACCACCGGACAAGACGGTGGCAAAACAGAACACGGTTCGTTCACACGTTCCGTCAAGACTCGGTACTGGCCTTCTGATTGGGAAGCTATGTATCGTTTCATCAAAGAGCACGATGCACCAGAACTTCTGGAGCGCCGCGTAAGTCAGACTAACTTCAAGGAATTCTTGCAAGCCAACCCTGACAAGTTGCCCGAAGGTATGAATGTCGAATCTCGTTATTCGATTCTCGTTCGTCGTGCAAAGTAAACCCACCATCAAAGGAAATCAAATGAGCAACATTACTCTCTTCAAATCTGGTTCAGTCATCCCCGAATACTTGCGCGAAGCATCTGACGCAACAACTAAAGACATTGCTGGCTCGTCCGGCGGTAAGTCGATTTCAATCAAAGGCGGCGTCTGGCGCATGGTTGTAGGCGGCGAAGAAGTTGCAAAGAATGAAGACCGTGCCATGAACTTGGTGGTCATCGCAAGCGGCAAGGGCGTGACTCGCACCTTCTACGCAGAGAAGTACGAAGAAGGCAAAGACATCAAGCCAGCATGCTGGTCTGCCGAAGGTGTCGTGCCCAACGAAGAAGTCGTCAAACCACAAAGCAAGTCGTGCGCTACCTGCCCACAAAACATTGAGGGTTCCGGTGACGGCAAAGCCCGTGCATGCCGTTATAGCAAGCGTTTGGCTGTGGCTTTGGAGAACGACATTGGCGGCAACATCTACCGCTTGTCTGTCCCTGCGAAGTCATACTTCGGCAAGGCTGACGGTGAGAAGATGCCATTGCAAGCCTTTGGTAAATTCTTGGCTGGTCACGGTATTCCAATCACAGGCATCGTGACTGAGGCTCGTTTCGATACGGCTGAAGCTGTGCCAGTGTTGAAGTTCCGCGCTGTGCGCCCCCTGACCCAAGAGGAATGGGAAATGGGCAAGCGTCAAAGCCAAACCGAAGACGCCAAGCAAGCCATTGACTTCAAGATGGTTCCTTCCAAGACTGAGTCTCAAGTCGCGTTGCCTGCGGCATTCAAGGAAGACGCACCTGCGGCACAAGCCGAAGCCCCTGCGGCCGAAGCTGTTGCTGAGCCTACAAAGCGCCCATCGAAGAAAGCTGAATCTGCACCCGCTCCTACGAGTGATGTGAAGTCAGTGTTGGATGCTTGGGGCAAAGACGAATAATGAGTCACAACTCAAGAGGGTATAGCACCCTCTTTATTCGCAAGGTGGAGGAGGCTGACCAAGGCAACTTGGTCATCCAGTATGCCAATGCGTGTATCGACCGCGAACTCCCCATCGCGGAAATTGCACGGCGGATGGAGGTCACTCGTGCCACCATCTACAACTGGTTTACTGGTAAGTCTTCTCCCCGCGTTCACCAACAAGAAAAAATCCGCAAGGCTTTGGCGCGCTGGCAACGCCGCGCCTGAGTTTGCTAACCCGTGAGACTCCGTGAACTACTTCCTCGAATCCGTTTTGCCAACGCAAGGTCTCTATTGCGTTGTAGGAATCAGAGCAGGTAACGTACGCCCTTCCTTCCATGACAACCTCGAAGATGTCGATGCTGTTGCTACCGGCTTAGATGCTGGAGGGATTGATGCCTACTTTGCGCTAGCTAGCTTTGATGTCGCCCTTGCCGGCCGCAAAGCAGACAACGCGCTCTACCTACGTTCTTTTTTCCTTGACCTCGACTGTGGCACAGGTAAGCCTTACCGCGACCAAGCGCATGCCGCACAAGAGTTGTCCGTGTTCGTGCAAACGACAGGGCTCCCTACACCTACGGTGGTCAATTCAGGTGGCGGCTTGCACGTCTACTGGCCGCTGACCGAAGACATTCCTGCATCCGAGTGGGTTGGCCATGCCAAGGCACTCAAGTCCCTATGCCGCGAACACAAGCTGTTTGCTGACCCTGCGGTAACTGCGGACGCCGCACGTATCCTGCGCGTTCCTGGCACCCACAACTTCAAGAACGGCGAAGCTCGTGGCGTTCAGATTGTCGCAACCGGCGAAGCCCATCCGTTAGAAGCAATCACATCATGCCTGCCTGCGCCAGCAATGGACTTGAGCGCCGCTAAAGCGTTTGGCATGGATGAGGCATCGAAGGACTTAGCAGGGGGCGACTACCCCGTATGCAACTTCAAAAAGATTGCGCGCGCGTCTTTGAACTCCGACAACGGGTGTGCACAAATTAGGCATGCGTTGTTAAATGCGGCTACGCTTGAAGAGCCACTGTGGAGGGCAATGCTCTCTATTGCCAACCGTTGCGAAGACCGTGCGGAAGCAATCCACACAGCGTCTAAAGACCATCCTGAGTACACCGCCTCGGCTACCGAAGCAAAAGCGGCAGAGACCAAAGGCCCGTACACCTGTGAGTGGTATCGCGACAACAACCCGTCAGCATGCGAAGGGTGCACCCACCGCATCACGAGCCCAATCATCTTGGGCAAGATCGTCCAATTAGCCACGACCAATGTTGTTGAGGTGGTATCTGCCCCTGCAAACGTAGGCTATATCGTTGAGGAAGACTTGGATGGTGATGCAGGCGGCCCGCGCATCATGGTCGAGATTCCACCGTTGCCCCGAGGATACGTACGAGGTGCTGATGGTGGCGTGTTCATACAGATTAAAGGTGAGGATGGGAACGTAGAGAACGCCATAATTTATGACCGCGACCTTTACATCACCGAACGCTTCTATGACTCAGATGAGCATGGCGATGGAGACGGTGAAATTGTGTGCATGCGCCTCCACATGGAGCATGACGGTGTGCGTCAGTTCTACAGCCCCGTTGCTGATTTGTTTTCAAAGGACAAGCTACGCGACACCCTGATTAAAAACGGCGTAATGGCTTACGGCAAAACATTGGATTCACTCATGGCTTACTTTGCATCTTCAATCCGACAGTTGCAATCTAAATATGCAGCTAACAAAACCCGCAGTCAGATGGGCTGGACTCCCGACATGATTGGCTTCGTTGTTGGTGAGTTGGAATACACCCCGAGCGGCACTAAGCTAGCTCCCCCTGCAAGCGGCACACGACAACTGGCACCAGCATTCGCACCACGCGGTTCGTTGGAAGAATGGAAGTCCATGGCCAACCTCTACAACACAGAGGGGCTTGAGGCTCACGCGCTTGCACTGTTCTTTGGGTTCGGCGCTCCGCTACTCAAGTTCATTGGTGGCCATGCAGTCAAGGGCGCTATCGTTCACTTGAAGTCAAACGCATCAGGCTCAGGTAAGACCACGGCTCAGATGTTGGTCAACTCAATCTTCGGCAACCCCGCAGAACTGTTGATGACCAAGGACGACACGTACGCTTCCAAGATGCACCGCATTGGCCTACTGCAAAACATTGCGTACACGATGGACGAAATCACCAACACGGAAGACCAAGAGCTGTCTGACATTACGTATGGTTTGACAACTGGCCGTGCTCGTCACCGCATGGAAGCGAACAGCAACAAGATGCGCACCAACAACACAACGTGGTGCACCATTACTATCACTTCTTCCAATGCGTCAATGGTTGACAAGTTGGCTCAGCTCAAAAGCACAGCCGATGGTGAGTTGCGCCGTGTGCTTGAGATTGAAGTGCCCAAGGTAACATCGTTGCCCAAGGTTGAGATTGACGCGCTGTTCTCCAAAATGGCGGACAACTACGGCGTAGCTGGCCCTGTGTTCATTGAGTACGTGATCGCAAACCGTGATGCAGTGATGGACATGCTCACGCAGATGCAGGCTCGTATCGACAAGGAATTGCAACTCGAGCAAGCTGACCGCTTCTACTCTTGCATCTTGACCTGTGCTTTCGTTGGCGCGGCCATTGCAAAGAAGTGCGGCCTGTTTGAAATCGACATCCCTCGCATCTACAAGTACGCATTGAGCTTGGTGGAAGTGAACAAGGCAACACAGCAGGCGAGTGTGGGCGACCCACTCACAGTGGCACAGGAGACTTTGTCTGCGTTCATCAACGAGAACGTCAACAACGCCTTGGTCATCAACAGCACGATGCGCGGTGCACTCCCACAAGCACCTATCGTCACTCCACGCGGCCCGTTGCGCATGCGCTATGAACCCGACACCAAGGAGCTGTTCATCACCTCTGCGGAGTTCCGTTCGTACTTCACAAAGCGTCAAGTGGATGTGCGCGAGAGTCTGGCACACTTGGCTCGTGCGGGTATCGTCAAGTACGAAGGCCGCTCAGAAACCAAGCGTATCGGTGCAGGCGCAGTGGGCGGCATGACTGGCCTCAACGTGCGATGCTATGTGTTCGATGGAAAGGCAATGGGCATAGATGCAACAGCGTTCCAAACGGAAACCGAAGCCGGCACCTAAGTCGGTAGAGCCCGACATTCGGGTTGTCACTATTCAGGATGTGGAGTACTTCATCGAATGGTCGCAACTGGATGTTGGGCACTCGTTTTTTCTGCCTACGGTGGCAACGGCCAAGCAAGTTCAAACGATTCTGAAGCCGTTTGCTGAGAAGTTAGATTACAGGTTCGGCGTACTCACCCGTTGTGAATACGGGCGGTACGGTGTCCGAGTCTGGCGGCTTTACTGAGTGCGGAGCTGAGTCTTCGCGTCGCGCAGCCAGCGTACCATTTCCACTTCGTACTTGCGAATTTCTTCGAGCTTGTCTTGGCGTTCTTGCTGTGTCATTTCTGCCGCAGCTTCTGCACTGTCGAGGTACTTGCGATACGCACGAGACTGCTCGATTTGATTCAGCGTTGAGTTGACTGCCGATGCCAGTGCCAGCTCTTGTGCATGCTCGTTGTAGAACTTCTCAGCCGCGTTAATGTCGGTCTTGGCCAAGTCGTTGAGCGTGTTGTTGAGCTGACCAACTTTCTCGCGGGTGTCATAGAACTCAGACGTGCGGCGTGTGCCCACAGGGTCGTATGCGTAGTTGCTGATAAGCGCCCACTTGTGCAAGGGTCTGTCCATGCGTGTGGGATTCAACAATCCGTCTGTGACCAATGTGGCGGTTGCAGCAGTCGAGCCAAGGTACCCGCGCAGTGCGTTGTCAATCATAATCGGCGACACCTCAACACCCACTTGGTCAGCGGCAAACTTGGCAATCTGAATGGCCAGTTCGCTTGTATTTGACGCGGTGCGCATGTGAGGCAGCATGCCTTTTTGGTGGATACCTTCCAACTCGCGGCCAGTCAGGAACGAGTGGTTTGTCCATGCTTCGAGTAGAGGCTTGGCAGCCTGTGGGATTGGCACAGTGCGACCCACGTATTGCTCAAAGATGTAGGCAGCGGCGGTACGCACCGCTTCAAATGCCTCTTGCTCCTCTGGTGTCCCTTGGCGGCGCATGTACTCGACCGCGCGTTCGGGGATGACCTTGAACAAGGCACCCAATTCAGTAGGTACTGGCAGCTTGACGCCATTGCCGAGAACCCAGTTACCGTCGCGGGTACGCAAGTCCATCTCGTTGTAGTCGTCATCGTCGCTCTTGCCCATAGCGTACAGGGTGCTCAATGCCAGCACAGTGGCGGCACGGTTCCAGAACATCTTACGGGCTTCCGCGCGGTTGACCGATGAACTTGAGTCTGCACCGGAAGCGGCACGGTAGAGCACATCCATACCTTGAATGTATGCGTTGAAGAACGGGATGGTTGTGACCATTGCACCCACGAAGTCGCTTGCGCCACGGCGGCGGAAGTTGATAAATTCACGGGCGCGGGTCTGTGCCAACAGCTTGTCTTGTGTCTCGTTGATGGTCTGGTCGTAGATTGCCTTACGCACAGCCAAGTCGGATGCGCGGGTGATACCTTCGAGGCGATGCAACAACTCCTTGACTTTGCCGCGTGGCTTGTAGCCGAGGTCGGCCAGCAGAGAAACCGCAGGTTTGCCCTGTTGGAAATCAAACTCACCAGTGAGGCCCAAGGCGCCGAACTCTTTGACGAATGGGTGCTGGATACCGCGCAGCTCTGCCAATGCCAGCTTGGGAAAGTTGGTCAGGGACATGCGAATCAAGGCCGTTGGGCTCTGCACACCCGAGGTCATAATCGCGCGCTGAACGTCATCCGTCACCTGCTTCAAGGCAAAGGGAGGCATGGCCGTCACGGTCGTACGCAAGATGTTTGAGAAAGCACCCAGACCTTGCAACCACTTGGCTTTCGGTGGGTTGAGGTCTTTGAACGCCATCACATCGTACTTGGTGGGCAGTTGGAAGTACTGCATCTCGCCCTTCACATAGGCACCAACGGTGTTGTCTTTGCCCTGTGTCGTGTTGCCGAGAAACTTGGCTTGGCCAATGTCTTCCAAACTGCGCAGTGTATTGATGGTGGCATCGGTCTTTGTGACTTGGCCAACCATCCAGCCGAGCGTGTTGATGTAGTTGTCAAACACGTTACCAACGGGGCGATTCAATGAACCAACCAACTCGGGCAGCTTGCCAACCTGTGCGATACCCTTGCCGGAAATCTTCTTGACCTTGTTGAACTTCTCAGCAAAGTCTTCGATGCGGTCGAACGGCACGTAGCCCACAACCTCTTTCCACTTAGCGCCTTCTTCGGGGGTCAAACGGCCCACGTTAATCATGTGGTTGACAAGCTCCACGCGGGGCTTGTCCATGAGGGCGCTCAAGTTTTGCAGGTCTTTGTCGGCCTTGTACTCGGCCACCAGCGCATCAATGTCCGCATCCTTCATGTGGATGACAAAGTCGGTACCCTGCGTCTTGTTGGCATTACGCATCTCGTCGAGGCGCACGGCTTCCAAAATACGGCTGGCCAACTGGTTAGCGCGTTCGAATGAGTAGCCGTTCTTGTTGCCCCACTTGGTCAATGCGTCATACACCTGTGCAGGGGCGTTGACTTCCTTGCCAGCCTCAGAGCGGTACAGGCCGGTGTCTTTGTCTTTGACCAGCGTGCCGGTTTGGAAGTACTCCAGCAGCAGTTTGCTGTAGTCTTGAGCCTGACGGAACAACCCCATGGGGTTGAGTTTGCCCAACGAGTTGCGCACGGCCCCGTTGAAGTCTTTAGACAGGCGGCTCTCGACCGTAGCGGCCACGTCAGCTACTTGGGTACGGGCTTTGGTGATTGTGTCTACATCGCCCTGCGCTTGGAAACCTTCAATCAAACGCTTGAGGGCAGACTTCTGCTGTGCGTCCAGCGGCCCCATAGAGTCGATGAGTTGCTCCGCGTTGTACGACACGGAGAATGAAGCCTTCTCGTTAGGAGTAAGCGATGGGCTTGCGGTACCGCCCGTGCCAGTTCGAGAAAGCCAAGTGTCAGCACTGCCGGGGCCCATGCTGTCCAAGAACTTTGCAACCTCTGCATTCGGTGGGTACTTGCGGCCGGTAATCAACGCAACGAAGTCACGCATCATCTGCGCAACCTTGGAGAAGAACTTCTCGGTGATGCTTACTGGCTTCTCAGAAGTAGAAGCCCAACGTGATGTGTTGTCTGCAAACCATTCGGTGAATAGCGTCCAGTATGGGCGCATCTCTTCAGCTTTTTTGTCTTCAGGCACCGACAGCATTTGAGTCTCAGCAGTCTCGCGGTTGCGCAATGATTGCACCAACTCGCGGCCAGTCTTGCCCTTGGTGGACATGAGCCACGCTTCGTACTCTTTCTTGATTGCAGCTTTGGTTTCTGGCGAGGCGTTGTTGAACGCGATCTGCTCAATGGCATGGCCAAGCTCGTGGGAGATGACTTCCACTGACTTGTTCTCAGTCATGCCGGGCTTGAATGAAATGTAGAAGTCGCGCTTATCTGGGCCGTACACACGCACAGACCCTTCTTCCTCTTTTGTGTCGCCGGCAGTCAAGACCGATGCGTACTCGCGGTACAGCTTGTACTTGTCAATAGCGCCGGGGGCTTGCACATCCTCGGGGTGAACCAAGAACACGCGCACGTCACCTAGCCCCATGGACTGCATGAGGGTTTGCAGGTATGAGACATAGCGTGGGTCTACGTTGTCGCTACCGACCACATTGCCCTTTGCCCCAGTGAACGGGCCGTCTGGGTTCTTGCCAGCTTTCTTGCTTTCTTCAAACACAACATCACGACGAGCTTTGCGGAGCTGTTCGACCTGTGCAGGGGTAAGCCACCCGTCTTTAAACTTGTCCGCGTCGAACACAGTGCTGTCAATGTCAGTTCTTCCGATGCCGCCCGTCTTAGATGCCGGGATGTACACATACTGTCCGAAGTCGTTGTGCTGACGCACTAACGCCACGTTGTCGTCGCCATAGACTGTGGTACTTTGAGGACGGTCGTATTTTTTAGCCGACCACTCGGGCACGTCTTTCTTGCGAGGGGCCAACTCCATCTGGCGCTCGTCTTTGGCAGGAGTGGTTTCTGCTGCCTTTTCTTCCGCAGTGGGCGTGCGCTGTGCCTCACGGCGTGCATTGTCTTTCGACATGGGGAACAGAGTGCCTTGCGTACCGAACTGCTCGGTCTTGCCGATGCGGGGTTCTTTGTTTGCAGGGGCTTCCTCTTTGCGGGCACCGAGAATGTCGAATGGTGACTTCAACTTCAAGACGCGATCCATCACCCCTTGCCAATCCTTGTCGGCTTGGATTTCTTCCGCGCTGCGTTTCTCTGCGGCGGCAGTCTTGGTAGGGATGGGCTGTGGCGCAACTGTTTGGCCGGGCGTAGTGACTTTGGGGCCTCGGGCGTATGCCTTATCTTGGGCGGCCATAGCCTTGCGCATAGCTTCGGCATCTGCCTCGCGTTGTTGGCGCTCCTCTACTGTTTCAGTAGCAACAGCAGGAGTCTGTGCTTGAGGCGCTTTGGCAACGGTAGCCGGTACAGCAGGCTTAGCAGTCGGCGCATTTAGTGCACCTGGCTGTGCGACAGCAGCATTGTCTCTCTTGCCAACAGGTTGCTCAGAAGGTACCAATCCGAGTCCGACAGGCTTTGCAGGTTCTCCGGCGGTTGCAGGGACGGTGGCTGGTCGAGTGGCGACAGGTCTTGTTCGGGCAGGCTTACTAGGTACTGCCACGCTTGGCTCACCTCCTCGGGGCTGAGCTGTCGGCTCAGTTGCAGGGACTTCGGTTGTCTTGACACTTGGGGCCTCCTTGAATGCAGGGACTTCAGACGCAAGCAGCGTCTTCAACAGTTGGGCGCGGGGTGTTTTGCCTTCAATCAATGTTGGGTCGGCAGCGACCATCGAACGCACTTGTGTAAGGGTGCGGCCGGCAACGTTTTTCTCAACCCACTGCTGCACAGGTTTTGGCAGGGGAATAGCCGTCAACATGATGTCTTCGGCGGAAATGGTAGGCTCGGGTTGGCCCGATGCGGTTGGCTGGCCTTCAGGCGTACGGCGCAAATTGAGCGGTAGCTGGCCGGCTTCTTCCAATGCCTTGCGTTCTTCGGTGCTGGCGCGTACGGCCGCACGTTCGTCTTTAGCGCGGAGGGCTTCCAATTCAGCAGGGGTCTCAACCGTCTTAGGCGCAGGCGCTTCTTCTTTCTTGGCGCGGCTCAATTCTTCGTCACCAAACAGGCTGAGTTGCTCTGGCGGCTTAACGGGTTGGGCTTCGAATTGCTTATGGAACTGCTCGTCGAGGTAGCGTTGCACATCCTCTGGGCTGGTGGCCACGGAGCCATCAGGGAACACCACAGGGGTAAACGGCTGGTTCATGCCAATTTGCAATGGCTCAGCGGCGGCAGGAGTTGGTTCTTTCTCAGGTGCAGGGGCTTGTGCTTGCGGAGCTTGGCCAGTGAACGGATGGACTGCGGAGCCAGTCAAAGCCCCCATAGCGGCATCACGCGCAGCAGCGCCGGCCACGCCAGACCACGTTGGAGTTTCAATGCCTGCACGTTGCAATGCCTTGTTGACGGCATACTGTTCTTGGCCGCCTTGGGCACCTTCTGGCAGGGCTTCTTTGAGGCCCGCGCCGAGGATACCGGTCTCGGCTTTCTTGCCGGCTTGCGCAGCAATCTTGGCCGCCACAGGCTTGGAGAACTTGCTAAGCAGGGCTTCTTCAACACCGGTACCACCGGCCAAACCGCCAAGGCCGGCACCTGCGGCAATCGTGCCCCAGTTGTCGCCGATGTAGTTTTGAGATTCACGGGCTTTAGCTTTGGCTGCCTCGGGGGACATGCCTTGCTTCTCGAGCCCTTCGCGCACTGCGTCGTACACAGAGCCTTTAACTTCGCCCGCACCTTGCAGGGCACCGATCAAATACTTGACCCCCATACCGACACCGGCAGCAATAGCCACAGGTGCACCGAGAGTAGCGCCTAGCGCGCCAGCACCAATACCCAATGCCACGGTGGGCAATGACGAACCAACGCCTTGCGCAATAGCTTGAATGGGGGCTTCTTTGATGCCGCCTAGGCCGGCAGC